ATCAAAAGCTGATGAAAGAAGAAAAAGAATCTTCTTTGCATTACCAGATAAATATTCACATATCACATTCAGACCTACTGAAGCGATGAAGAGAAACGCTCAACGTGCTTTAGATAAAAGACGTGAAAAACCATTCTCTCAAAGAGGAATGACAGATGTTGGTATTGCCAGAGCAAGAGACATTATCAATGGAAAGTTATTATCACCAGAAACTGTACGTAGAATGTATAGTTATTTCTCAAGACATGAGGTTGATAAATTAGGAATGACATGGGATGATTATGGAAAGGGTAGACAAGCTTGGGATGGTTGGGGTGGTGATGAAGGTTTTGCTTGGTCTAGAAAAATAGTTAATCAAATGAATAAAGCTGACGAGAAAGTTAATTCATTGAACGAAAATTTGACAGGAGAAAATAATATGATTAATTTATTTAACGATGGTATTGATAATCCATTACAAAAAGATTATCCTCTACCTGAAGGACTTACTCTAGGTAAGCCTTTCCTTACACTTGCTAAAGGTCAAAACTATGCAAGAATGTCTGGTAAAAAAGTAGGCTCTGAAATTACTGATGAAGTTCTTGGTGAAATTCTTCGTGTATTTAAAGAGAATAAAAACGCAGATCCAGTCATTATAGACTGGAACCACGCCACCTCAATGTCTAATAAGAACCTTAATCCTGATGAGCAATTGTCTCTCGGTATAATCGTAGATGCTGAATTGACAGATAAAGGATTATATGTTATACCAGCTTATAACGAAAAAGGTTTAGAAGTAGTTAAAAATGCAGGTGGTGTTTTATGGTCTAGTCCTGAATTTCTAGTTGGAGATATTTTTTCTAGAGAAGATGGTAAAAAGATTGGAAAAGCGCAACTACTTGCTGTTACACTGACTAACAGACCTGCTCAAAGAAATAACAAAATCGAAACAGTTACTTTATCGGAGTATAACAATATGGATTATAATCAAGAAGAACTTATGAAGCTCAGTCCAGAAGAGCTAGTAAAAATTTGTATGGAGAAACATCAAATGGTTATGCAACTTCAAGCAGAACTTGAAGCTAAATCTGCTGAACTTGAAGGTTTAAAAGCAGAGATGGAAGCAAAACAACAAGAAGCTACTCCAGAATCTGGCGAACCAGAAATGCCTGAAGAAGATAAAGAAAAGAAAATGATGAGTGAGAATAAACTCTCTGAAACACAATCTCTTCTTTTAAATGAATTAAACGCACAAGTTATTGCTCTTTCTGAAAGAACTAAGTCTCTAGAAGAAGAGAAAAATAAATTAAATAAAGAACTTCATGCATCAAATAGAAAAAATGCTGTAGATTCTTTATTAAATACTGGAAAAATCTCTCCTGCTGAAGTAGAATTGGCAGAGAAGGCATATAACTTCAAAGATCAAGATGCATCATTCTGGAATATGTTTAGTGAACGTCGTGCAAATACTGCTGTTCCTCTACAAGTAAATGGTACTTCTGCATCTGCTAGTGAAATGACTTTAGCTGAACATGTAAGAACCGTTGCCAAAGAAAAAAGCTTGACTTTTTCTGAGGCTTTGTCTTATGTTAAAATCAACAATCCTGAAACTTATAAAAAACATTACGGAGTTTAATTATGGCTTATCAAGAACAAGCTCAATATTTAACATTCATCGCTGCCGAAACTTTAACCGCATTTCAATTAGTTAAATTCAATAATGCTGGTAAGATCGTCAAGTGTACTGCAAATACCGATATTCCTGCTGGCGTAGTTCAAAGAGGTTGTGCTTCTGGAGACGCTGTTGAAGTTTGTGTATCTGGTTTAACAAAGGTTGTTGCTGCTGGTGTTATTACTAGTGGTACAGACTTTTTCGTAACTTGTGCTGCTGCTGGCGCTGTTGTAAAACATTCAGCTGGTGGTGTTTATGTTGGTCGCTTCATTCCAAATGCAAGTTATGCTGTTACTGCATCTGGCGATGAAATTCTCATTCACTTTGCTCCAAGCATTTAATTTAGATAAAGATATTTTAGGAGATATATAACATGGCTCAAGCATATAATAAGATTCACCCAGTAGATGAAATTCTCACAAGCCTAGCAATTGAAGCTATTCCTTCTGATGGACAATTAATTGCAGATCAAATTTTTGAACAAGTAAATGTTAATGGTCTTGGTCGTTCTGGTACTTTGTTGGTAGACAATACTCGTAATTACATGGGTGCACCTGATCTAGATCTTCAACGCGCACCTGGTGCAAAGCGTGCAAGTCTTGGTTCTTTTGATCGTTCTTCTTTAACTTTCAAGTGTAATATCTTCGGTGCAGAAGATGCTATTGCTATGGAAGACATTTATGATAGTCAATTCCCAGGAACTGAAGAAGAAAGAATGGCTAAAAAAGTTGGTCGTGCTTTGAAACTTGCTCGTGAACAACGTGCTGCTGAACTTCTCTTTGGTGGTGCTAACTGGGGTAGTTACACTTCTACTTTGGCAAATCTCAACAATGGTTCAAATGGTACACAATGGAACCAAAGTGGATCTGAACCTTTAACAGACCTTCATGCATTGATGGATGTTATTCGTGCAAATTCTCATGGTATTATGCCAGATACTCTCGTACTTGGTTATGGTGCTTTACGTGCTTTGGCTCGCAACCCAGAAGTTAGAAGCTTCTTGGTTGTTGGTAATTCAGGTGTTGCTTCTGGTAGTAGAATCTTGAATGATTCTGCAGTTGTACAAGCTATTAAAGAATCATTGAATATTCCTAATGTATTTGTTGGTTCTGCTCGTCGTGAAACTGCAATGCCTGGTCAAACATCTGCTGAAGCTCAAATCTGGAGTGACAGTTCAGTGTTTATGGGTATTATGAAGGGTAGCGATGCTGTTGTTCAACAAAGTCAAGTTAAGCTCATGCCAGTTGCTGCTTGTAACTTCTTGTATAAAGATCTACAAGCTGGTCAATATGATTCTCTCGATCAAACAAAGAGAATGATTTGGGCTGAACATGTACATCAAGACAAGATCATTGCTCAAAATTACGGCTTCGTTTTAACAAGTTGTTTAGCATAATAGATGGTGATTTATGATTATGGATTGTCCGCATTGTCGAAAGGAATATTACATTCTAAATGAAACTTTAGATAAAGACGCACTTAAAGATTTAAAAGATCAAATAGATGCTGAGGACGATCCAATTCTAAAACAACAACTACAAAGCAAAAGAGACATACTAAAAGCCGAAATAGGACTAGAGAGTAGTATTACTAAATCTCTTAGCAGGAGCAAGGCACAGCTCATAAGAACTGTAAAAGAGGTGCTAAAAGGGGGACGAGGAGAGTATTTACTAGCTTTGTCTCCCGCCGATCTTAAATCCTTTCTTTTACGAAATGGATTAGCTGATGCTGTTTCAGATTTTGAAACTTCTCAGTTAAATATAACTAACTACATAAATGAAATGGTTCGTGCTTACGAACCTCAATTCAATATAAACACATCTCCTATATTAACTTCTATTCTTGGACGCACATCACAATCTTTATTTGATGATTTGATTATCAGCCAAACAACACGTTCTTTAAAAGACGCTGTTTATAATTCTTCTTTAGTAGGTGCAGATGTTGCAATTAAACAAATGCAAGATGAATTAGATTCATCTACTTCTAAACAAGTAAGTGAAGCTCGTACCAAAATATCTCAATATAGTAGAACAGTAGTTAGTGAAGCAGCTCAAATAGCTGGATTAGAATATTATATTTACACTGGTCCAAAAGATACTATTACCAGACCTTTTTGTCGTGATTTAGTTGGGAAGGTTCTTTCTGCAGATCAAATTAAAAAGCTTGGTAATGGTTCTTCTTTAATCAGTGGTGGTGGGTATAATTGTAGACATTCATGGTCGCCAATTAGTAAGGCATATTTAAAAGTTAAAAACATTGAACCTATTTCTGATGAAGAAATTAAAAGGATAAATAAACTATGATAATGAGAAAAGCCGTTATAAATAAAGATCATCTTTTTATTTGGGATAGTCCATCTCCTATTGGTGAAACTCCAACCATTCAATTGTTTTATCCTGATGGTACTTCATCATCAATATTAAACCTCTCACAGAACCGCTCTAATTTAACCGCTATTGCAATTTCTAATGACAGACGATCAATCACTCTAGCAGAGCCTGTATCGTCTCTTAAATCGCAAAATAGAGAGGCTTATCTAATTACAGATTCTGATGATTCTTTTCCAATTACAGTAAATAGAATTGCAGGTAGTACTTTAATACTCGCTGATATTCTCCCCAGAGAAATATCATTCTCCGCTAATTCTCAAATCCAATTCGCTACATGGACTTATACAATCCCAGCTAATTTGTTAAATCAAAAAGGTGTTTATACATTTAGAATTAACTATCTACAAAACTATGGTTCAGTTCTAATTGCTAGATCAGAGAGTGGAACTTTGAAGGTCTGTAAAAGACCTTTCGATACTGGGTTAGATCATAATCAATTAACAAATATATTTCCTAATCTTGCTGATGTTGTTGCTCGCAGACAGAATAGTTTCTCTGC